AGAAACCGACTTTGGTTGGCGTTCATATTGGAGCGAACAAAGATAAGGCAAGTAATAAAGCCTATCGGAGTGAACTAATCCAAATAATCGTCGAAACACCATCGTCCGATATGGGGTTGTTGATTAGAATTCTCGAATCAGACGAAATACTCAAAAAGCACATCACTTGTGACCAAAAGTTCGACACAGAAATCCAAAACGAATCAGATGATTGGTTAAAGGAATCAGGACGGACCAAAGGCAAGATGAGGCGAGTTAAGCAACTCTACAACGAAGAGCGTGGAAGATACATCGCAGGCACGGATTTATCCGGGCTAGTAGATGACGACACCTCATCGATGGATCGTGGAGTTCAAAACGAGTCGGCAATTGAAGACAAGGTTTTTCGAATGCACGCCAGAGCCTCGGGATATCGTGCAGAGCAGTCGAACGAGAATCAGCTCAGTCCTTCCCAGCAATCGCTTGTTGCACAAATGCAAAAGGTAATCGACAGTCTCCCGGCTGTGGATGCGAATTGTGTGGACCAAGAGATTTCACCGGAATCAAATTCTACGGCAAGACAATACCCAAGCAAACCCACTTCAAACAAGAACATCTCTCAGATTTCAAAAGGAGTGCATTGGAATATGTCGTCCCTGGTATTACCAAAAGAATGCGTCCGCCCACAGTTACGGCTGAAAGTGCTCTCTTGTGCACCGAAGACTACTTCTATCCAGAAGGAAACCCGCGTGCCCCAATCAGAGTCGCTCAGTCTGGAATCGACGAGTGCATCGAGCAATACAAACTCGCAGGAGTCAGACATCGATATCAGCCAATCGCGGCAAATTTCGACCAATTGTTCGACGCAGCAATCGAAGACATCAGCAATAACGGCGGAGAAAATTCTACCCCAGGATGGCCATGGAACCGAGTCAGCGCAACCAACGAAAAGCTCCTTAAAGAAAAACGAGCCCAGCTTAGACAAGAAGTCAAAACTAGGTTCGCTAACATCGGAGCAATTCGATTCGCTGGTTCAGGAAGTCAGGAAGAGATCGAGCCAACAGAAGAAGAACAGGAACAGGAGGAAGGACTCTATGAAGATGGAGTCCATTGCGGAGCAAGAAGCCTAAGGGCTTTGAGGTGCAACCCATTCCTATGGTTGGAGTGGGGTTTGTGTGACCCAGTCAGAGTTTTCAAGAAAAACGAACCTGAAGCAACTCGAAAGAAACATGGTCGAATTGTGAATGGAGTGTCCATTATTGATCAAATCCTTACCAGAATGATTTTCAGACAATTCAATTTGTCAGCCAAAGCTAGATTCCCAGACGTCCCAAACATGAAGGGAACTGGATTCGATGACGCTACAGCTGAGAAGATCTACACCAGGTTTAGGAAAACTGACAACAAGGTTAGACAGAATGCACCAAATGCAACGGCAGTCACAAGTGACATCAGTGGCTGGGAAAAAGGTTATTCAATCGAATGCGCTGATGCGTTCAGACAAGTTTTCAAAGCAACATGCGAATATTCTCCTCAGGATGAACCAGAAATGGACAACATGCTGGGATGGTGGATGTTCAAAACGCTAGGAAGATTGTGCATCAACGACGACGGTTGGATTTTCGCTCTCGATAGACACATCGGACAGAGTTCAGGCGATCTACAAACTACAGACGCGAACGGAGCGGCTAGAGTGTCAGTAGCTTATGCTAATGGCGCACATGCTGCCTTCGCCAATGGTGATGATTGCGTAGAATGGACCGATAAAGACGGCGATGCCTTCATCAACGGCTATTTGACACAAAATGTGATGGCGAGAGATGTGGTGAAAGTTGAAAACGACGAGTACCCCTTTTGCTCTCATATG